AGAAAGCAATGCCGCTTAAAAAAGGAACTAGCGATAAAACTCGCCAAAAGAACATTGAAACAGAAATTAAAGCAGGTAAGAAACCATCACAAGCTGTAGCCATTGGTTATGCTGTGCAAAAAGAATCAGCCAAAAAGAAAGGTAAGAAATAATGGAAATCAAATTCACTATCGATCAATTAAACTCAATCTTAGCTATTGCAGACCAATTACCATATCGCTTTGCTAAACCTATTATTGATCAAATCCAACTGATTGCTGGCCCTCAAGTCGCAGCACAACAAGAACAAGCCACAGAACCAACTGTAGCTGTTGAAGCAGAATAACATGACAGCAACTAACATATATTTGCCTTACCCTATCCCTCAAAGCGATGCTGAAATCAAAGCAGATATTAATGCTTTAATCTATCAGCCTGGTGTACCACAGGAACTTCAAGACCAATGGACTAATCTAAACAATAGCCCAGAAGTGCAAGCTGATATTAACCAAGCAGAAGCTAACTCTGATTCAATGGCAGACGAATGAAAATAGAACAGCGACCAATTAAAGACTTAATTCCTTACATCAATAACAGTAGGAAGCACTCAGATGAGCAGGTGGCACAAATCGCAGCCAGCATTACAGAGTTTGGCTGGACTAATCCTATTCTTGTTGATGGGGACAATGGCATTATTGCTGGTCATGGTCGCTTACTTGCTGCTCGCAAGCTTAAGATGGATAAAGTACCAGTTATTGAATTGGCGCATTTATCTGATGCTCAGAAAAAAGCCTTAATCATTGCAGACAATAAACTAGCTTTAAACGCTGATTGGGACTTTGAACTATTAACGCTAGAACTTAAAAACCTAGCTGACGATGACTTCGATCTATCTGTATTAGGCTTTGATGCTGATGAACTTGCTAAACTATTAGAGCCAGAGCAAATTGATGGCCTAACAGATGAAGACGCTGTGCCTGATGTGCCAGACGAGCCTATTACAAAGTTGGGGGATATATATCAGCTAGGTAATCATCGTTTGATGTGTGGCGATAGCACAAGCATTGATGCAGTTGAGGAATTGCTAGAAAGCCAAAAGGCTGATTTATTGTTTACTGATCCACCTTATGGAGTTTCTTATGAAGGCGGTCATAATAAAAAGAAGCGTCAAGGGATTATTGCAGATACCCTACAAGGCGAGGATTTAACAGATTTATTTTATGAAGCATTATTAACAGCTATTACATGGCTAAAAGATGGAGCTGCTTTATATGTTTGGTACGCATCAGGAAAAAGCGTTGAAACCTATGCTTCATTATCTAAACTGCCATTAACGTTAAGAGCAGTTATTCAATGGTACAAAGTAAAATCAGGCTTAGGCGCATTTATGAGTCAATACATTCCTAATTGCGAGCCTTGTATGTATTTGCACAAAGAAGGATGTTCACCTGCATGGTATGGCCCATCAAATGAAAAGACTGTATGGGAATTAAAAAAAGAATCAAAAAATGATTATCATCCTACACAAAAGCCTGTAGAACTTCCTGAAAGAGCTATTCAAAATTCAAGCAAATCAGGTGACACAGTATTAGACTTATTTGGTGGATCAGGTAGCACTTTAATTGCATGTGAAAAACATAACAGACACGCTAGAATTATGGAGTTAGATCCTAAATACTGTGACGTTATTGTTAAGCGTTGGGAAGACTTTACAGGTAAAAAAGCACAGTTAGTTTCGGAGTTATAAAATGGCACAAGGCATAGAACACATCCCTGACGAGTCCTCACGCAAGCTGGTGCGTAGTTTAAGTGCTGTGGGTATTCGTTACGTTGACATAGCAACCAAGCTAGATATTACTGATGACACTTTACGCAAGCATTACAAAAAAGAATTAGAAGAAGGGCGCATCGATGCCAACGCTTCTATTGGTCAAGGTTTATTTGCTCAAGCTAAAAACGGCAACGTAGCAGCCATGATCTTTTGGTTAAAGACTAGAGCAGGTTGGAAAGAAACCAACGTGACTGAGATTGCTGCTGGTGAAGGTGCAGAAGTAAAAGGTATCAATATTTCATTCGTAGAGCCTAATGGAAACAAAGAAGGACAGTAATGGCTTTGTTTGGCCACAGTTTCCAGCCAAGCTAAAATGCCTATTTGAACCAAAGAACTCACGCTATCGCATATTGTATGGCGGTCGTGGTGCAGGTAAATCACACTCAGTTGCTAGAGCATTACTTTGCATGGGTGTTCAAGATACGTTACGCATCTTATGTGCTCGTGAGTTTCAAACATCAATTAAAGACTCTGTTCATAAGCTGTTAGTAGATCAAATCTATAATCTAGGCTTAGAAGCGCATTACGAAATTACTCAGACCACTATTCGTGGCACTAACGGCACAGAGTTTATCTTTGCTGGCATTAAAAATAACGTCAATGGCTTAAAGTCTATTGAAGGTATTGATTATTGCTGGGTAGAGGAAGCCAACAACGTAACGCAAACTAGCTGGGATATTCTCATTCCTACTATCCGTAAAGAAAACTCAGAGATATGGATCACTTTTAACCCTGAGTTACCTACAGACGAAACCTATAAACGCTTTGTTATATCACCACCTGACAACGCTATTGTTCAAAAAGTTAATTGGAATGACAATCCCTGGTTTCCAGAAGTATTAGATTTAGAACGTCAGTCATTAAAGAACAAAGACTTTGAAGCCTATCAGAACGTATGGGAAGGCTTCACTCGATCAACCATTGATGGTGCAGTATTTGCTAAGGAGATGCAACGTGCGGAACAAGATAACAGAATTACTAATGTACCTTACGATCCTATTAAGCCTGTTATGGCTATTTTCGATATTGGTTGGGCAGACGCTACAGCTATATGGTTCGTACAATTCGTAGGGATGGAAACTAGACTCATCCGTTACTACGAAACAACACAAACAACGATGAGTGAAATCCTAGCCAAAATGCAGACGTTTGGTTATGTGTACGACACGCTATATTTACCGCATGATGCTCAAAACAGAACGCTTGCATCTAACGGCAGAAGTATTGAGGAAATTGTAAGAGCAGCAGGATATAATGTACGCATTATTGAACGAGTGCCGATTGCTGACTCTATTAACGCTGCTAGAACCATTTTTCCATCATGTTATTTTGACAAGAATAACACCGCTGCTGGTCTAGATTGTCTGCGACATTATAGATATGATGTTGACCCAGATACTAAAGCGTTTAGTCAAAAACCTTTGCATGATCAATACTCACATGGTGCAGATGCTTTCAGATACATCGGCTTAATGATCCAAGAGAAGAAAGTTGTTAAACGCAAACCAATGAATTATGATATAAGTAGCTGGATGGCTTAAGGAAAATATTATGGCAACACAAGATAGCGGTAATGGCGGCATCTACTCTACAGAATATGGCGATGACTATGAGTCAGGCATTATTGATGAAGCCAAAGAATACTTAAGATTCTGTTCTGAAAACGACTCAAACAATCGTGTAGAAGCACTAGACGATTTAAAGTTTGCTGGTGGTGATCAATGGCCAGTAGAAATCCAAAACTCACGTTTACTAGAGTCCCGACCCTATCTCACTATTAACAAGATTGACGCTTATGTTCGTCAAATCTGTAACCAACAAAGACAACAACGCCCACGCATGGTAGCGCATGGAATGAATGACGAAGCAGACGAAAAAGTCGCTGAAATCATTACAGGCATCTTAAGACATATTGAAAACCAATCCGATGCAGATGCAGCTTATGACCACGCTTTTGACTTTGCTGTGCGTATGGGATGGGGTTATTGGCGCATTATTCACGATTATCCAAGCCCTGAAAGTTTCGACCAAGAGTTATACGTTAAACGTATTGAAAACGCTTTCATGGTTTACTTTGACCCTAACTCTAATGAACCTGATGGCTCTGATGCTGAAAAGTGTTTAATCACAGAAGTTATCTCTAAAGAATCATTCCGTAAGATGTATCCTGGCGCAGACGATGGCGGTGGATTTAACCCTCGTGGCACAGGTGACTCACAATCAGAATGGATTACTCGTGAGGATATTCGTATCGCTGAGTATTTCTGGACTGAATTTAAGCGCACTAAACTACTATTATTGTCTGATGGCACTACCTGCTATGAAGATGAAAAGCCATCTGAGTCTATTATGATGGATGCTGGTGTTTACGTTGTATCTAAGCGTGAAACCATTAAAAAACAAATTAAATGGGCTAAATTAACAGGTATGCAAATCCTAGAACAAAGGGATTGGCCTGGTAAATATATTCCTGTTGTGCCTGTTTATGGTCAGCAAATCATTGTTGATAGTAAGAAAAAGAAATTCGGTCTTACTCGCATGGCTAAAGACCCACAACGTATGTATAACTTCTGGTCTACTGCATTAACTGAGTCAGTAGCACTTGCACCTAAAGCAAAATATCTACTCGCTGAAGGTCAAGACGAAGGCCACGAAATGGAGTGGAATACAGCCAACATTAAATCTATGCCTGTTTTACGTTATAAACAGACTGATTCTGAAGGCAGAATTGCACCACCACCACAACGTATTCAACCAGAGCCACCACCAACAGGAATGGTCACAGCTTTACAAGGCTTAAATTCTGATTTGATGGCTGTTGTAGGTATTTACGACCCTAGCCAGCTTCCAACAGGCATGATTAGTGGCAAAGCATTAAATGGTCAGCAGCAACAAACTGACATGACCAACTTCCATTACTACGACAACCTAACTCGTTCTATTCGTCAATCAGGCCGTATTTGCTTGGACTTAATTCCTCACATTTATGATAAAGAACGTGTATTACGCATCATTGGTGCTGATGGCAAAGGCGAGTTAGTTAAGATTAATGAGCAATCTCAAGACGAGATGGGCGTTGATAAAGTATTAAATGACGTTACTGTAGGCGAATATGACATTGTGATGGAAACAGGCCCAGGCTACGCATCTAAACGTCAAGAAGCAGTAGACTCTATGATGACTTTACTAACTGCTGATCCTAATCTAATGCAACAAGCTGGTGATTTGATATTCCGTAATATGGACTTCCCTGGCGCAGATATTATTGCTGACCGATTGGCTGCTGCTAATCCATTAGCACAAGTTGATGACAAATCAGACGTACCACCAGAAGCGCAAATGATTATCAAACAGCAACAAGCACAAATGCAACAGCTACAACAACAGTTGGAAGCATTGCAAATGGACATGAAATATCGTGCATCTATTGAACAGCAAAAACAAGAAGCTGAAACTCAACGTAAGACTATGGAACTCCAAGTTAGACGTGAGGATAGCCAATTGCGTACTGACACTATTGCACACGATACTGTGCTCAAAACAGAAACTCAGAAAGAAATTGAACAACTTAAGGCTCAGTTGGCTTTAGTCTTGGCAAATATGGATATGAAGGACTTGCACGAGGCAGAAGCAGAAGCAGTTGAACGTGGTATTTAAAAGGAGAATTAAATGGCAACAGTAACTGGCGATAATGCGCTTGAATGGAAAATGCGAGAGATGGCTCGTAGAGCAGGTAAGAAGTTTGAACCTGAATCTACTAACCCTTTTGCAGGTCTAGACAAAGCTAAACTTAAAGAGCAAAAGGCTTTTATCAAAGAAGCACTAAAAGAAGTTAAATCTGAAAAAGCACAATAGATAGATTGACAAGTAGTTTTTTATCATATATATAGTAATTTTATGGAGCTTGAGAAATCATGGCCGAAAAAGAAGCAAGTAGTGTAGTAACAAGTGACAACGCAACAACCTTTTATGCAGAAAGATTAGGTTTAGCTGATTCAGAACCCGAAGTTGAGGTAGAGTCTGTAAAGAAAGATTCTGAGCCAACAGAGGATGACGATAAGAGTGAACCAGAAGCAAAGGGCGATGCTAAAGAACAGAACTCTGATAAGCGTTCTGACAAGCTAAATAAGCGGTTTGATAAAGTTACGCAAAGAGCCAAAGAAGCTGAGGCAAAAGCGCAACAATTAGAACAGCGACTTAAAGAGTATGAAGCAAAGCAAAATCCACCAGCAGAACAGCCTGTAAAGGCTCAAGCTAGTGATAAGCCACAAGCACATCAATTCAACGATGCTTTTGAATATGCAGAAGCGTTAGCTGAATGGAGTGCTGAAAATGCTTTAAAACAGCGAGATATTGAAGAAGCAAATCGCAAGGCTCAAAAAGCTCAGGAAAAAGTATTAAATGCTTGGAATGAGAAAGTAGCCAAAGTGAAAGAAGTAATACCTGATTTTGAACGCATGGTGCAGTCTAGTACAGTCCAAGTTAGTGACGAGATACGGGACAGCATCTTAGAAAGTGAAGTAGGGCCACAGCTTCTATATCTACTAGCGTCAGATGAGGACTATGCTACTAAGCTAACTCAAATGCCTACTGTTAAAGCTCTAAGAGAAATTGGTAAGTTAGAAGCCCGTCTTGAACTTGAGGGGAAACCTTCAAAGAAAGACAAAGAGCCTGTTAGAAATACAAAAGCACCTGAACCTATCAAGCCTTTGGCTGGTGGCAAATCAGTTGGCGCAGACGTTTTAATAGACACCAATGGTGAATATTACGGCAGTTACGCACAATGGAAAGCTGCTCGTCAGGCTAATAAGATCAGATAAACCTAATTTTTTTGGAGAATTAAAATGGCGAATACCTTACTCACCATTTCTAAGATCACTAACGAAGCGTTGATGGTCTTAGAGAATGAATTAACATTTACATCAGAAGTAGATCGTAACTACGATGATCAATTTGCAGTAGTTGGCGCAAAAATTGGCGCAACTGTGAACGTTCGTAGACCTGGTCGTTTCATCGGTACAACTGGCCCAGCTTTGAACGTAGAGGACTTGAACGAAACTTCAGTACCTGTAACGCTTTCAACTCAGTTCCACGTTGATACACAATTTACAACACAAGAC